AGTGTACTTCCGTTTCTTGGTAAAGAAATAGGGCTGCTGCAATTATACAAAAAGCTAAAAAGAACACCCTAAAAAAAATACCCGGCTTCATTTTTTGATGGACCAATACTTAACATTAACCAAAGTTCCGCCGAAAGTTCGGCGGAACCCTAGTTTTCTAAGTAACCAACGGAGGGGGGATTTATAAATCATTGACAGCCCTTTTTTCGTTTAGAGTCTGCCACCCAACGTACACCACATTACCGACGTGATGTACTGGAAACCCATATTTACGAATTGAGAGCAGAGCATCTCGGTAGCCCTCTTGAAAATCACTGTCTGGAGGGTCGATACAAAAGACGTGGAGTGCCTCGTCTAGACAAAAAGAGTGCTCTAAAAACTCGGAAACGGCTTCAATATACCCTTTTTTATAGCTTTCAGAAGGGGGCACGTTGCAATCTGATTCGAAATCGTTTTCAACATCCATTTTACTCTCCTAATTTTTCCTGCATCCTCTGTTCCGGACCAATGAGTTCAGAACCATTTGAAGATGTCTCTTTTTTACATGTGTCACAATAAAATATAATTTCATTGCCAAGTTCAAAAATAAACTCGTCTAGTCCTCCGCATGTGAGGCAACGACGATCTCTAGTGGGCATCGATCTCTTCCTTGGTTCTATCGATTCCAATAAGTTTAGTCTTTGAACCGTGGGCCATGGTCCGTGTTTCCTTCAACTCGTACCCCGCAGGGTTGGTGGCGGAAATCTTTTGATGTACCCACGCCATGTTTTGCATGAACCTTTCTAAATCGTTCATAACGATGGGTCCTTATCTAGGACTAGTTTATAATAACCGCTACAAATCTCCTGAGATAGTTCATCTTCACTAGTTTCCCAAGAATCTACGACTACAATTTCATTGGTTACGTATGCGTCGGCTTCATCGTATTCTCCTAAGAGTTTTGATGTTACCAAGCAATGAACAGTGTAATAGCATCCGGTGACTGTTATTTTATTATAGTCTTCGTCTTTTCTCTTCCGCTCCGTTGTGTGCGAAAGAACTCTTTCCATGATCGTTATGCGGTCAAAACCAATACAGGTTCCTTCTTTTTTGGTTCTGACGTAACTTGCTCCTACAAACATATCTAAGACTCCTTTGTATGTGATTAGTCCCATAAGCCTAGACCTAAAAAAAAGACACGTCAACTAATTTAACGAGATCTCATTTTTATTGAGTGAAGGGAGGTGGTGGGACAGGAGAACTGAACCCACCACCAAGGTTCAGCGGAAGGAGTCAACAAACCGCTGTAGGGAGAACATAAAAATTTTATACGAATCTTCCGTAGAAGTCTACGGATACTTGAGGACCGCTATGTTCAGGCACGTCTTCAAAAAAATACCAGCAACAATTATCCTTACCTGTATACTTACTATCCTTGATCCACTTCACACGGCCCACGGATATTATTTTTGTGCATCGTGATAGGTAAGGTTGCGCTTGCTTGGTATGCATCCAATCAGCATCAAACAAAAGCCAGGTTGGTCGAATGGACGAGAGGTGGTTGATTAAAGGGTGTAAGATATCCCGGTTCCACGGCGGGTTGGTAATAAAGAAGTCTACGTGTTCTTCTACGCTTTCGATGTCGAACACGTCTCTCTGATACGCATGAAGTGCGTTATTGCAATTAAACTTCTCGTCATCTTTTAAAGAAGTTACCTGCCAAGGTAGGTGTACGTCGCTGGCATACTCTAAGATCGGGCAAAAACTACCCCCCTTTGAAACACCTTCAAAACTTCCTATAGCCCTTACTAATGCACCATCTCCAGAACACGGCTCTATATATGTGAACCGATACGGGAGATGGTGTATGAGAGGTTTTACTGCTTCTACAGGTGTCGGATAAAAATCACGCTCTCTACGAACAAAATTTGATCTCTTGCCCATTTAAAATGTTTGTACAACTAACACCAAAGCGTAAAACGCGGCTATTGCAAAGACTGCGGTCATTTATTTTTACTCCCTTTTGTTTCTTCCCCAACGGGGATGTTCTTTCCAGTGACCTGCTCAAGAAGCAAGGTAAACTGTCCGGATAATGTGCGACGTTCTTTCAAAGCCAAGTCCTTTAAGACACGGTAGCTTTCAATCGGCACAACAACTGACTTCCATTTTTCGGGGTTCATTACTTAATCATCCTTTATCTCTGGGACACTATCGGACTTATCTAACTTAGTCAAGTTCCCCCAGTTGGGTCCAAGCGAGATGTCGCTCGGGCTTGGGACCTGTAGTTTGTAAGCGGATTCCATTATCTCACACAACTCACGAGCCTCTTTTTCTCCGGACACGGAAAAGGCAAGTTCATCGTGTATTTGAATCAACGGTATCTTATTCTTTTCTTTATACACCGCAGCCATTGCGGCCTTTGTTTGATCGGCTGCGCTGGACTGGATAAGCCTGTTCAAAGCTTTGTATGTGTAGGCTCGTTTAATGTTGTCTCCATACTCCAAGTGAGCTTCTTCTTTTGGTAATGCACGTGCTGAGACAAATAGATTAGGTTCCCATAAATCAAACCGACACTTTCTTCCAAGCAGAGACCGGACAAAACCACCTTTGTCCCGGTGTGACACACGCCGTTGCACTGCATCCATAAGTTCTTTTACGAACGGAACGTCGTTGTGGTATTGGCCCATGAGCCGTTTAGCCTGATCCGTGGAGACATCCAACTGCTCGGCTAGCTTTGTCTGCCCCATGCCGTACATGATACCCAGGTTAATGGTCTTTGCTTGTTTTCTAGGGATACCAGCAATATCCGCCACCATCTGATGGAAGTCTGTTTTATTGTTTTCCTTATACGCTTTTACAAAGTCGTCGGAACCGCTAAGTCCTTTATTCGTGAGGCTTGCGAAGTGTACAAGTATCCTTGGTTCCTGTTGATCAAAGTCCATACTTGCCCACTGCTCACCTTCTTCAGGTAGAAACAGTCCCCGGATCTTCTTAGACATTTCCGGGTTACGCGCTGGGATTTGCTGTAGGTTTGGGTTGGACATACTTATTCTACCCGAAACAGTCCCGCCTCCCTCTGAACGCAACTGGTTTATATGTCCGTGGATGCGGTCCTTCTCGGCATACCTAAAGATGCTAGATAAGAAAGTGTTGCCCATCTTGTCGTATTCTCGGGCCTCGGCAATCTTCTGTGCAATAGGGTGGTCGTGGTTTGACAGGAAGTTTTTGGTGAAACTAGGAAGCCCCGTTTTAGTGCGTCCATATGGTACGTCTAAATAATCAAAAACTTTTGCTATACTGTTTGCAGCCCAGAGTTCTATCTCGACACCGGTCTCCTTCTTTACCTGAGACTTTATACGCTTCACAATTTTAAGAAGGTCTTGTTTAAGTCTTTCGGCAGAGTCGAGGTCCACCCGAACACCTTTCCAAGTCATGTCTATACAAAGAGGTAATACAGATGTCTCCATGTCAAAGACTTGCCACAAGTCTTCCTTGGTAAGCTCCATTTTAAATACTTGCCATAGGTCAAGGGTAAGTTGGGCATCCGCCTCCGCATACTCTCCAACAAAACAGGCGGGTAGTTTGTAAAGTTCGCCCTTGGGATCAACGCCAAAGTCTTGCGCCGCTTCCCTTAGCGCAGCCTCCGATTTCATCAGTCCCATATAGTCGTAAGACACTGCATTTAATGAGTAGCTGAATCGGTTTTCGTTGAGCAAAGGTGCCGCTAACATTGCGTCAATAATGCGGCCTTTTAGTTCTATGCCAAGTCGCTTCATCCAACCCACGTCGTAAGCGGCGTTGTAGAAAATCTTATCTGACGGATGGTTTGCGATTTCTTTTTGAAACCACCTCATCACAATACCCCGGTCAAGATTTCCACCGCCCTCATGGGCAATGGGCAGGTAGGCATTAAAACCTTCGTATGCTACGGCAAACCCGACCACATCTCCATGGCCCGTGGCCCAACCGGGACCGTGGGACTTGAGACGGGGGTCTTTGGTCTCCAAATCAATTGCGATTTCGGTAATACCTTCTGGTGTCTGAGGCAGTTGATCTATGGGCACCCACTCGGTTTTGACACCCCACGTTGGTTTTTTAAGATTCTTCTTCATTTTACTTGCTTACTTTCGTGTTGAGCGCACTCAAAGGCGACGGCGGAATAACCTGCTCCGTCGATGTAATTATCTTCTTTTAAGTTGCCTAATTTACGTCGGGCAATCTTCATTAGTTCCATCATGTTTGCCACGTCTTCTGCGGTCAGTGTTTCATTCTTGTCGTATAAATAACCGTTCCAAAGCTGGGCAATGTTTTCGTGGTTCTTCCACATAGAACCGTAATCGGCAGCTCTATCTCCGCCAATAAGACTTAAAGCCGT